CTCCAACAGGAGCCTTGCGTTGCACCATCGCTGGGGTACCCCAGAATGGATTATGACCATATTGCCTTGTGGAATATGGCAGCCGCCTCGTACCCATTGGTAAAGTGGCGGAATATACTAGCATCGGCCAGCTGCTGGCCGAGCCGTCTTGCAATGACATTGCTAAAGTGGAGGATCACCTTGGTTAGTGGATCCCCCATCAAGACGCCACGATATAACGTGACGACTCTTGTATCTCCCTCCACAGGGAGACCGATATTACTTAACGGCCCTGTAGCCGAGAAGTAAACTTGCCTTGGCTGGAAACATACAGCCATGACAATTCCACGGAGGATGGGTGGTATACCACACTTCCTCATCCACCTTGACCCGACTATTCGGGAGAAGGAGTGTATCATTCGGTCTGTCGCCTCCTGATAGTCCGTACTTGAAAAGAATACGTCTTCCCAAGTCTGTATTCTAGAGATGTGATCCACGTATGGATCATCCTCTCGTAACTTCTTGTCCTCAGTGAACAAGAGGTCGTACATCTCTTCCGAGAAGAAGTCTCGGAAGAGGTTCCATCCGTGGTGGGATTTTCCCATCCCGGATTCAGAAGTCCGTATTCCCTTCTTAAGGGGATACGAGCAAATTTTGGAGATAGTATCCAGGACTATCTTCAACGCCGCGCAGCCCTTTGTGACCACGCGTGCTTTCGAAGGTTCCTTGACAATGGTCAAGGAGACCTTTCTAAGTTCCTCAGGAGGAGTCCTGAGAACCTCTTCTAGACACGCCCAAAACACGGCCGTGCCTACTGACTCGAATTGGTCCTTATGGATCCATTCGAGGACTTTTCCGGTGTCCAAGTCTCTGACTGGGACAAGCCGATCATCGCTATACTTGGTCATTATATCAAGTATGGCTTGGGCTGTTCCGCCCTCCGCCCGCGTGTTTTCCCAACACGCGGAGCCGGTAACCGTGACCCTGGCCTTTGTGCCGAGTCCGGTGAATACGTGGTCCGGGATACTCCCGATGACCTCGTCAAGCGCTGCCGCAATCAATGCTGATTGGGTACGCGTAAGATCCGGCGGTGCCTCTTGTATGGACCGCAGGAATTTCCTCTTAGATCGTATGACGACCAAAGGGGGAGGTGTCCCTGACCCGCGGGTCTGGGACAAAGTCCCAGCGAGGTAAACTCGCTGGTGACCCGAAGTCCTGACGGCTAACCGCCAGGTCTCCCATAGGTAGCTTCGTATCCATCTGGATTCGAACACCTCCCGCTCGAATGCGGGTTTTGGATCATCCTGGTGTATCACCAGCTTGAACCGTTTCCGACACGCTTTGAGTTCCTCATAGTGTGTCCGCTGCTCATCCACACTATGTGTGGTGAGTGTGCCATCGAAAAACTCATCCGTGATGAGAATCGATATGAGTTGAAGTACGAATTTGTCGAACTTCTCCCAGTCCCAAACCTCTTCGGGGAAGGACAGATACCGTTGCAGGAATACTCCGTCAACGGTTTTAAGGACCTCCAGGAACCTTTGTGCCCGGTAGGTCGTATGGCGCTTTCCACCTTCGATGAAAAGCTCCCTTTCGGCCGGAGTCCATGCGGGGTCCGGCTTTCCCAGTAGAAACGAAGATATCCTTCGTTTCAGGGTTATATAAAAGTTCTTGCAGGGTTCATCCTGCAAGCCCTTCGTCACACGCTGGAGCAAATGGCCCCAGTGTGTGTGATTGAGGAGAAGGAACATCTTCCCCTCATGAGATGACATCTGGGTGAACCAGGTGCCATTCTTTCCCTCCGAATTATACAAATCCGGACGGATTTTTCCTTGTAGTCTGTGACACCCTTGTGCCCAGACATTGATTACTGGCCTTTCGTCCCTGTACTGGGATGCGAAGGCCCATCCTGCGAGTACCTTCCAGGGGTCCTCGTAGTGTATTCTCGACGGCGGAGAGTCCGCGTACGGGATATCGTCTGACGTGTCCATTTCGGACACGGAGTCGAGCCCCTCCTGTGACATAGCGCACACGAGGGGTGTGGGGTCTTCTTCCGCCTCACCGCGGAAGTTGAAAAATCCGTTCTCTACTAAGTAGGGTCGGACTTCCTTTGAAAGGCGGGAACCCGCCTTTCGGAGTGTTAAACAACTTGGTATCTGCTTCAGATACAAGTTGTGGACCCCCTTTATGTAGCCATAAAGGGGGCCAGGCGCAACGATCTGTCGGTCTAGCCGACGATCGTAGTAGAGCTCGTGTTTTTGAACTAAATCAAAAATGTGAGAGTTTTCAATAACCCTATGGTTATTGAATTTCATTCCTATTTGCCACCTATGTGGAGAATTTAG